TAAGGGTATTGCAGACACCTTCAAGACACCTTTGACACCTGATAGTATTTGTAGATATTACAAGACATTGCCAGACGTCTGTGACGTGATGCGTCAGAAGGTGTTTTGTGACACGTTTCAGACACATTTCATGCGTTTTTGTATTGCTAATAATACATCAATAGGTGTATTAGTTATGAGAGGTTGTTGGACATGACAAATATTGTATATACCAGACAGGCGTGTGATGAGGATGACTGCATGACTTTGGAAGAGGCCAATAAGATTAAAAATTTTAGGCAAGAGGTGCTTGATTTTTTAGTTGGTTTGGAGCTGGACCCCGAAGGTGTGGAACATGCCGAGCGTGAATGGATGATAGACGAGATTGAGAACATGTATGACACAGATCAGTATGTGCGAACGCACGAGGAGTTACACTGATGCTTAACAATAAAGAGCGAGACATCATTTACAAACTCATAGAGGAAGCCAAGCCAACACCTTCTAATTTGATGGGTGAAAAGGTTTTTCACGTTGCAGACATGGCTCTTTATGACGAATTAAATAAATTGGAACAAAAGATTAAATCAAGCGATAGTCGATATGAACCTGTTAGTCGTGAAGAATACGAAGCAAGAGGTGGAAAGTGATGTCAGAAGAAATGAAAACCGTAAAGGTTGCAGAAGTTTATTTGGTTGAACAAGACAGCCAGATTGTTGATTTGGCTATGGCCTTTACGGATGCAGTGAGGAACCCCAACGGTGCGGTCCATACGTTAGACTTGTGTCGTAATGCACTGAACAGCAGTGGGTGGGTGACGAAGACGGTGACGTCTGTGCCAGACAGATCAGATGATGCCGCGCTGCCGAGCAACCCAGAGACCGCCAATGGCGACACCACCGACAACAATGATGCCAAAGACGACTAGGACTATCGTCCAAAAACTCTCAACAAATTGAGCGCGTTTTTTCTTGCGCTCTTTCTCAGCCTCCGCGCGGTCATGCCGAATGTCTGCGCGGAGTTTTTGAAGTTCATGCCAACCATTCATTCCGCGTGTTGCCATGACGATCTGTCGTAGCTGCTTCTCTATGTCTTCAGCTTTCTTTTTGGCAATGAAAGTTTCCATTGCCTCCTCATTAGCAGAGCGAAGAGGATTGCCTTTGGCTTTGTTGTGATCGTTGCGGATGTCGTCGATGGCATCGAAGAGTTTGCCGATGTCTTTAGCCAAAGACGTCATCTCACGGCCAGCGGAAACGCCAGCCTTGATTGCGGTAAAACTACCCATGAGAACGGTTATTGGTTCCATGCCTCAAGATACCAAAATGTCGGTTACAGTTCGTCCTCGTCGAACTCTACTGCGCCAGACATGATGAGGTCTTCTAATTCTTCATCTGTAAGTTTTGTTATTTCTTCAGCAGACATCACAAGATTTTGATAGCTGGAGATTTTCTGTATCTTCTGAGTTGCCGTTTTCTTTTTCGCAGGGTGTGGAGACGGAACCAGTTGGGGTTTGTGGGCTTCCGTTTTCTGAACCTCGATCTCCCAAGTCTCGATTGATGTCTCGCGATGAAGACAGGAGAGACATTTACGTCTGCGGCGGATGCCGTAATTTGCTGGTCTGCTGTCGTAGACTGTGGTTTTTTTTCCACACTTACGGCAGTTCATCTGCCGCCGCCTCGCCGTCAGGCGAAGGCGGTGTAGGTAAAACCTCGCAGACTTCTCCCTGACAGCACTCTTCTACTACCAAATGACAGAAGCCACACTGCGTGTGGCCGTGGACGTACACTTGGTTTTCGCTACCGCACCGAGGACATATCATGCCGGAGAGGCCATCAGCTTCTACGAACTCGGCGGGTCTTGCCGTAGAGAGTTGGACGCTCGGCCCGTACAGACCTGCCGAACTGCGTTGGCATATTCGACAAGGTTCTGTAGGGGTTAGCGCGTCTCATCTTGTTGCCCATGCCAGACGTGGACATGGAACCGAATACGACGCCTCGATTTGTCATCTACGACGACCCTTCTTGGGCATTCTCTTGGCTGGCTTTTTCATTCCACGCATCATAAATCTCCTTGCGTCTGTGTATGTATTGCATGTCTGTTGATGGGAACTTCTCGTAATACTTTGTCTTGCGTAAAGTCTCGGATGCCTCCACCAATTTGTTTAATGATTGCACGAGAACTATTGCGTAGTCGTCCTCGATAAGACCTTCAAACTCTGGTGTTAGTGGGTTTTCTGTGGCGTTGGGGTGGAACCCCATGAGCCACACTCCGAAGTGGTTTTGGTTTTGTTCTTCTATCCAGTAGTTGAACTCTCCATCAGTCATTTGCCAGTAATCTGTCCAAGCAAAAAGGTGTAGCTGCTCATGGTCTTTGTGTATTGCAGACTTGACGTCGACGACGTCTGCCAGCTCAGACGTAACGTGAACGACTACGTTGTTTTTTAACCAGGCCATCCTGGCGAAAGGACACGGCGGAAGATTTGCGAAACCAAGACACGGAACTTCCAAGACTTCGTCTGACCAAAGTCTTATTTCTTTCCAGATTTCTACGGCAGACTCGTGCTCCATCAGCACTTCCACCTGCGTCTTGCAGCGCAGATGCGCTTCTTGGGTGTCTTCGAGCAGGAGATGTTGTGCATCTTCATCTGGCCAGCACTGCGCTTGCAGTATGAAGTGCGACGCGAGCCGCCTGACGGCTGCGGAGCTTTGAGATTTGAGCCACAGGCTTTGTTGTATTTCGATCTGCCCTTTGCGGTGAGGCCAGCACCTTGCGACGCTGGTTTTTTCTCACCACGTTTGACTGACAGACTGACGTTGCAGCGTTTTTTCTTCTTGGCCATGTTGGCATTTTGCCAGCAGCCAAGAGGGTGGTCGTCCCTACTACTTTTGAGTTAGACCTTCTTTTTGCAGGTAGGATAGGTAGAACTTGAGGAAGTCATCTAGTCTGAGCAGGACAAGACTTTCTCCTGTCTTCATGCGCGACCTGCGGTTGATGACGACTGGGCAGCTTTCCGATCTTGTTATCTCGATGTTGTTCTCAGCTTGACGGAGAGCTTCGTGGAAGTTGAGACGTTCTACTCGTTTGGCTTCGATGAATAAGTCTGGTGTTCCGAGGATGTCTGCGCCTCCGGCCATGCCAACTTTGCCACCGCCAGAAAGTGGGGCGCGAAAAGATGACAGACCTGTCTTCTCATTGAAGTAGGCTGCTAACTCTCTCTCGTATTTGTCGCCCTTTTGTTTGTGACCCCTGCCGCTCAATCTTCATATCCCATCTCGCGTCTGCATGATGTGCAAAAAAAATAATTTTTAGGGCGAGACTTTGTGTCGCCACAACCTATGCACGGCTTGGCCCATTTCTTTTCTTCAAAGTCTCGGCGAACTTGATACTTGGCCCCATCAAATTCTTGCAGTCCTTCTCGGACTAAAATTCTTTTAAGTGTATCCACGCAGCATCCAAGTCTGTCGGCAAGCTGGTGGTACGAAAGTTTTTTGTGGTTTGATGTGAGCCATTGTTTATCGCTGTCACTGACAACAACTGGCCTCGGCATATACACCCCCTACATGTTGATGTGAGATGTATTTTTAATACTACATGAGCTGTGCGGAGACAACACTTTAGGTGTGTGTAGGTGTTTACAGATATGAAAAAATATGATACAACGACGGAGTTGTTGGTAGACGACGACGAACGGGGTGAGTACACCCCGTTCGTAGTTTAGTCGGATAACAACTAGCAAAGCGTGTCTTTAGTCGTTGTATCACCCGTCATACAAAAAACTACCGATGAAAAAGAAAGCTCCCACAAGACAAGACCTTGAGTATCTGGCGTGGAAAACCGCCGATGAACAGAGTGGTGGGAAGATAGTTTTATCCAATGACAAGGAAGAGAACCGCCGCAGGTATCCAGAGCTTGCAAAAATCGTAGATGAGGTGAGGCGTCTGTGGCCAGACGCCAAGATTAAAATCACCCCTCGATCTCAAGCCACTCCCGAACCAAACGAACAGGACGACTGAGCTTGTCTGAGATCACGAGAGGATCATAACCATCCAATGCCATGTCTTTCGCTCTCTGCTTCGTCGACCTACTGCTCACGACACACTTCTCATCAGTGTGGTTGTGGGAGGCAAAGCCAATCCACTGCACACGATCATGTAGGTCTGTCCACTCGCGGACTTTGCCGTAACGAATTTCCATCACCATACCAAGACGGAAGTCAGCGGGTAGTTTACTCGCCAATAGAGGCCATATCGGGCTGTCGTATGCCCCGTCGTATATCGCGGCATTTGATTTAGCGGTCTCCTCGTCTTGGTAGACCTGTGTCACCCTGATCTGAGTCTCCAAGACTGTAAGCTGGTTAGTTGATCCAGCTTCCCTGCCCATCCCACCTTCACTTGGCTTGTTGCTGTGATGCACAAGCACGACAGACAGGCCAGAGTTTCTGAGCTTGACGGCGAGCTGGTTGACCTTCGACCATTCGTCTGCGGAATTTTCTGCCATCCCTGGATAAGCTGAACGGATGGTATCGAGAACAACCACGTCTGGGTCTGCGAACTTGATCCACTCCTGCAACTCCATCATGCCCTCAGACTTGTGCAGGTTGATCTCTTTCTTGTCCACAAACGGTGTCCAGATGTTCATTCGATCCTGAGTGTCGCCATGAACTTGCCGCATTTCCATCAAACGTCTGGCAATCGTGGACATCCCCATCTCAAAGTCCAAGTAGAGACAGCGGGCAGCTTTGCCGACCTCAAAGGGGCCGAAATATTTGCGGCCAGCACACATCGCAGACATAGCATGTTGCACGAACATGGACTTGCCGTGGCCAGAGTAACCGAAGACCTGCACGATTGTATTGTGCGGCAGCCAAGGCTCAATCAAATACGTCTTGGCGTCTGCTTCTTCCAGCAGTTGCTCTGCATCTTTCATCTGGATCAGTTTGCGTGGCCGCTCTGGATCAACATGTTCTGGGTGATACTCTTTATAGATGTACTCACCATCATCATTGAACCGCTCTGGATGATTTCGCTTCTCGCTCTGCTCCATCGAGCTACAAGTTGCCTCGAACTCAAAGTCTGACAGACACTCCTCGAAGAACTGGCGCATGAAGGCATGGCCTCTGACGCGCAGCTCGGCATCAAAGTAACCAGACCTTATGCTTTCAGAAACATAACGCATCAGACGCTCGTTGCGTCCGTTGCCCAAGCCAGTTGGTATCTTGAGGGTTGACGGGAAGTTCTCCCGTACAAACTTTGCCGTCCGATCCCACTCACTTATGAACTCGTCTGGATGGATGGTCGTCACAGACGACAGGTCAAGTTCCTCGAAGGTGAAGTCTCCAGCTTCAGGCCGCTCCTTCAGGGTTGGCTTCCAGTCTTCCCACATGGGCATCTCGTCCCAGTCGAATACGTCTGTCGGATAATCCCAAACGTAACCCTTGGACGGCGGAAGCAGGGCGTATGACCCATCTCCTCGGAAGTCCAAACCATTTATCTTTGGCCAGTCTGCACCGCGAGAGTTGACGCCAGCACGAGGGCCGCGTCTTGTTCCGTCCTTGGGATGCTCAAAGTATAGGTGCGAGCCACGCTTGGTCTTGACCTTGATGGTCGAGCGCATGTTCGCATCGAACGCTGCGTGTGCCGCTTCGTCGTTGTCACAGTCCACGACAACCACACCACTGATCTCTCCAGTGACTATAGCAATTTCATGTTCGGGCCAGCGTGTCCACCAGTCTGTCACCTCCTCCTCGGTTGGCAGTCGAGACTGAAAGTCCAGCCACTTGATGGCTGGACGTTTGGCTTCGGGTTTAATTGGTATGATTGACCAGCCGCGATCAAGATATTCCAATGCGGCTTCCAGCTTCGTCTTTGTTTTCATCGTTTTCCTCATCAAAATAGGCGTCTAAATCTAGGTCTGGATCGTGAGATTTGATTTTCTCAAGGACGCTGCTGCTCACATAGTTCCGGCTGATCCATCCGTATGGCGCAGTCCTGACTGTGCCTGTGATCTTCGCGGCGGCAGACGCCCCGCCAAGGTCTTCGATGAGCCTGGAAATGTTCAGCTTTGCGCTCACTTTTTTGCTCCTCTTCACATTTGCTGTTGCATGTCTGTATGGTTTACGTTACACCTTTTGGTGAGTCAAGGTGTCAATAGCATTATGATGATGATAAGGAGAGAATATGTTTAATGTGATGAAGACGTCGGACATCCAGAAACATGGACCGACAAAGGTGCTGCTTTACGCTCACCACGGATACGGCAAGACGTACCAGTGCCGTTTCTACCAGAAGCGGTACGGCAAGGGGCTGATCCTGTCAGGTGAAGCTGGTCTGAAATCCATCGAAGACGTGGACATCGACTACCTGCCATTCTCAAGTTGGGATGGAAGGATCGTTAAGAAGAAGGATGACACATTGAGTTGTGTTCCAGCCGATCCTGAGAACGGCGACTACTCATTCCGTTCTATCATGGGGATGATGCAGTCTGAAGATTTCAAGAAGCAGGGGTACAAGTGGGTTGCTGTCGACAGCTTGACTGAGTTGTCTGAGCGTCTGTTGGAGTTTCTTGAGTACAAACATCAGGACAACAAGAACGGCTTTGAGAAGTGGGGCGACTATGGACGCCTCATGCTCGGCTCGTTGAAGTGGATCAGAGACTTGCCGATCCATGTGCTTGTCACTTGCCTTGCTGCTGAAGAGCAAGACCCCAACGACGTCACGCAGTATTGGCCGCTGGTTAAAGGCAAGTCTGTATCCAAACACATACCTGCTCTATTTGACCACGTTCTTTGTGGCGTCCGCATCACTGAGCGTGACCAGAAGGGTATGCCAAAAGTCAGACGCTACGTTGCGACTGATGAAGTGTCGGGGTGGCACGGAAAGGTGCGCGATCCCCTCAACCGTCTGAAGCCTTATGAGGAAGTTTCAGACATCACTGAGTTGTTGGCTCGCATGTCGATGGATGACGCCGAGTTCAACAAGAAAACCAAAGAAGGAGTATGAAGATTATGAATTGGAATGGTTTTGAGTCGCTCGATTTGAGCGGGGTGGCAGCAGGTAGCGGTTCAACCCGTCTGCAAAAGGGAACGCATCATGTGAGATGCACTGATGCGGAGGTTGTCACCACCGCGTCTGGCGGCAAGATGATTAAGGCGTCACTTGAAGCTGTGGATGGGACAGGCGAGATCAACGCAAACTTCAACGTGGTAAACAAAAATCCAATGGCTGTCGACATTGGTATGCGTCAGTTGAAGACGTTTCTTGTTGCAGCCAATCACCCCACTCCAGACAAGCCAGCAGACATCGGGTCTCTGAAGGGTCTTGAGTGCAATGTTGTTGTCGATCTTGGCAACGAGTGGAAGGGTGACAACGGCACAATGCGTCGTAGCTCTGAAGTTAAAAACTTCAAAGCTGCGGGAGCCAAACCTCCAGAAGGATCAGGTAACTCGTCCGATCTTGATGACGATATTCCATTTTAAGCATGGCTGAAGTTAGGACAGTAGACGATCTTATCGCAGCCATTGACGATGGCTACGATAAACTGGAGCGTGAAGGTAAGGCGCGTTGTTACATCGGTGCGTCTATCATTGGCAACGCTTGTGACGCTGTCCTGTCTTTCAACATGAGAGGGTTCCCGAACAATGAGCCAAGCCCGAAGCTGAAGCGTATCTTCCGGCTTGGCCATATCCTAGAAGACGAGGTCGTCAAAGACTTGAAGGAGAAGGCAGACGTCCGCGTATGGGAGAAGGACGGGTTTACTGGTAGGCAACATTCGTATGAGCAGCTTGGCGGTCACGTCGTCTGTCATATGGATGGACACATCGAGATGGACGATGGCGTCTTGCGCGTCTTGGAAATCAAGTCGATGAACCAAGCCAGCTTCAACAAGTTCGTGAAGCATGGCGTGAGGAAAAGCCACCCTCAATATTTTGGTCAGGTCACGATGATGATGGGCATGGCAAACTTTACAGAAGCCATGCTCGTTGCCGTCAACAAGAACAGTTCAGAATACCACGCCGAGATCATTGAGTTCGATGAGATCGAGTTCAATTTTCTGCGGGAGAGAGTTGATAGAGCACTACAAAACAAGACGGCCAAGGTTGCGGCAGACGAAGATGACTGGCGTTGTCGTGGGTGTTTCAAGCGAGGCGTCTGTTGGGGCGACACACCTGTCCCTAAGACTTGTGTGACCTGTCAAAATTCTTTCCCCACCGAAAATGGTCTTTGGCACTGTGCAACGCATGATGAGGAGGCGATAGCCGCTTGCGCTGATTACCAGCGTTATGCGCCGATGGACAAAGAATGATGGATGATTTTCGAGATTTGCTGAACCTACAAGAGGAACACAATCAAGCACTTTATAATATCGCGCTGCAAGAAAACAAAATCGCTTCAATATTGGAGCGTCTTCAATTCGTCGATGTTCCAGAAGATGAGCACACCAAGGCTCTGGATAAGCTGCGGCTGACGAGAGAAGAGGTCGCCAAGATGGAGTTCGACGCCAGACGTCTGGACAATTACATGAAACGAATTGAGCTGGGGTTAATGTTTGATGAAACGCGATGAGATTTTAGAAGATGCCAAATACAAAATTAACGGGCCAAGAGCCGAAGATTATGGAGATGCTTGGGAGAACCACGAGAACGTGGCGAGGACTTGGTCTGTAATTCTTAAAAAGGATGTCTCGGTAAACGAAGTTTATTTGTGTTTGCTTGCGCTAAAGATGTGCAGACTTATTGTTACCCCTCATCACGAAGACTCGGCAGTCGACATATGTGGCTACGGAGCCTTGCTTGGTGAGGGCAAAAAATGAAAACCTTTGTATTGGTCATTGCGATGTGGGGATACACAGGCACTGAGTGGCAATACATTGGGAACCAAATAGTAATTGACAACAATTTCACAGAGGAAGAGTGCGAAAAAATTGTAGAAAGCACCGATCCACACTACGAAAACGAGTATTACAGACTGTCTGTCGAATGTTTTTTTAAGGGCAGCGAAACTTAAACGGGTATCTCGATCAACGACAGACGCTCAGAAATTCTCTTCGCGCGGTTCGGCGTCTGCCGCGCCCACTTCGAGTCCAAAATTTCTTCGCTCAGTTCAGACCACATGTGATTGTTTGCATAGCCCACAGACTTAACGAATTTGCTAAGAGACGGGCGGCCTAATTGATAGCACATATTGGCCAAGCAAAGCTGTGCCTCCTCTGGAAAACCATCGAAGTCACGGAAGATGATGCGGCAATCGTTCAGCGTCGTCTGTATGTCTGCCTCGAAACATTCAGTAACACGTTCTGGAGACACAGGCGTACCCACTGGCTGGCTGTACTCAGGGTCTGACTCTAAAACTCTGTGTCCCACGCCCATCGTAAGCCAGTTTTCGCTGCACATATATGTTTCGTGCATAATATTTTCGTCTGCTTCGAGGTCTGCGCGTAGCTTTCCGATGTTCATTTGGTGATCCCTTTCTGCTTTTCGTATGTCCTCAATGATCCGATTCCGAGCATCCCGCCAAGCACAGTTAGAAGTGTACTCATATCAAACTCCGGCAGTTCTGGTATCTCAGCACCAGCCAAAGACGCGCAGAAAACGATCAGGTCTTTGAGGACAAAGTGGTATGCGAACGCAGCCGCACACACCCAGCCCACCGCAGGTCTCCATCCTCCTTTGAAAATCGAGCCAGACGCAGCTTCGGCTTTGTTGATTTCCAACTGAGCCATGACTTGCTCTTGGGCATGTTTGGCCCCCATCGTGGCGATCTCGTGGGCGAGCTTCGCCTTCTCGTCTTTGTCCTCGATAAACTTATCGAGCAGCCCAGTAACTGGGCCAATCAGAGCTTGTATCATCTGTCGTATATCCTCACTTCATCAGGGTTTACAGTCCTCGGTACGCAGTAAGCAGTCACCCTGTCTTTTGGATCGAGGTATGCGCTGTACTGATAGTTGCCGTACCGCTTCGTGACTTGGCTTGCGTACCAATTACAATCGCTAATTGACCTCCAATACATTGTGCCAGACTCAAGTTTCCGAAACTCGCCTGTGCCGAGGTAAACCAGCAGGAGAAAAGCATCGACTGTCATTTACTGCGCTCACTTTTTTGGCCAACAAGTTACGGTCATGTAACCACCGACGATCCCTGCCCCACTGAGAAAGATGAGATCGGTGACTGCTGCCAAGCCAGACAGCTTCTCTGCACTGCAAAGTGGAGAAGCTAGAAAGGCTGCATACAGACCCATGAAAACCAGTGTGTATCTGGCCATCCTTAGTTGCGCTAAGTTCTTACGAAGTTCTGTTTCCGTTTCCTTGATCTCTTTGACATGAGCAAGCTCTTCATCAGTGATTACGCCATCACCGTCTTCATCGTATTCGCTGTACTTAGAGCCTTTCTGAAACTTCTTCTGGGTCATTTCCACTCACTGCCCCAAGAGCCAGACGCCCATCCGCCCGTGCTGCCCTTGTCGCCCTGCTCCCCTGCAACTGCGTCGACCACAGACTCGCGAAACTTGCGGTTGCCACCGAGGATTGGGATGCGGGTTGCAACCTCACGGGTAGCCGAGCGTTCCTTGGCGTTCGAGTTGTCGTTTGAGTCTGAAAGACCTGCACCGACTTGCATCGCAGCGTTGCCCAAGCCAAAGGTTGGCCCAAGTAGTGTTGACCACATCCGCTGCTGGCCATAAGCACCGTTGTCTACTTGGCTAACAGCCGAGTGAATGATGTCACCGAACAAACCAAAGCCGCCCATGACCAACATTCCTTCGAGATACCAACCAAGGAAATCATCGACGTCGCCGTGTACTTTCTCATTGTGGCCAAGAAACTTTGCGTAATTACGTTTGCGTAATTCAGCACTTCTACCGTCATCGCCGCCCCGCTGCTGGATGATGTCCTTTGCAGAAAGCGTGGCCATGCCGAAGGCGGGGCCAAGAGTTGTCAGGTATATAAATGGCTTAAAGTTTCCGTGGTTCATCTCTTGGAAAACATACCCAGTCAGACGAGACATCATCAGCGGGAATGATTTAAGCTGTGCTACAAGTGCGCCGATTGGTGTCTGCCCCCACAATGGGATTTCATTAGGGTTCGGTTGAAATATACTTTCGTCTGCAAACTTGATAATGGCCATACGAACAGCGTCGTCTTTGACCATCAGTTCGTCTGCAACTGCTCTTGTTGACAGAGACATACCGCTCTTTGGCCCGTTAGGCAGGAAGTCTTGCATACCGTAACGCTGCAAGAAGCGGTGCGCCGTCTTGTATGCTGCGGGCTGTTCTGCGTAAGACTTGCCAGGGATAAACTTATCGAACGCTTTTGATTGCATGGCTACAAAAGACTCGAAGCCAGTTGCGCCAGCAATCATGCGGTTCATGTCTGTCCACGGTGTGAGCAGCGTAGCATTAAAGAACGCGTGTGATGCCTTGTTATCGGGCGATCCATACATGTGGATCATGCGCTCATGGACAATGTTTTCCATAGCGACGCCCACATTCTTGAGCATCCTTTTGTAATCTTTATCTAGCACCACCTTGCTCAAGCCCTTTGCCCAGCTACCAAACTGACCAGACCGAATGATTGGCAAAATTGGATCGCCCAATGATGTCAGGGTGGTGAAGCCAAGCAGCGTGACGTTGTTTGTCATGCGAAGTGCGCGAGATACGTTGACCACAGACTTCGCGCCCTGCCCATCCATCGGCTTTTTCATCGCCACCTTCATGGCCTGCTCAATAAACACTTCGTCTTGCGTGCTCATTGAGTTTGGCTCACCTTTGAAGTCTTCGAGCGCACCAATGATTGCGTCTACTCTGCGCTGGTAAGTCACAGGCGGGCTACCAGACGGGTATAAGTCTGTGAGAATTTTGCGGGCTGCGGCAGTTCCCTGGGAGTTGTGAACTTCTATGAGGTTTCTTGAAAACTCTCTTGAAGCTGCTTCATTTCCTGTGAATGGCATACGGATTGTGTCTTCAAGTGTGAAGACTTCGATCTTGCCATCTTCGTTCATGGCGTTGCGGTCTGTCTTAAAGACCTTGTTGGTCGACAGGAGTTTGGCAATGCCAGCTTCGCCGTCTGACGCGACCATCAGGTAGTCGTTTACAGCATGGCTGTTGACGCCGAGCTTTTCTGCGTGAACCACGCGACGCGAAGAGCCTTCGAGGTACTTAACCAGAAGGGCTGAGATGTCGCTTTCAAGGAAGTCCTCAAGCTCATCAAGCATTTTTGGGTACTTGTCCAACTCGATTACGCGAGAGTAGTCTACGTTCTCGAAAGTCGGGTTCTTTGTTGAGCCGCGAGCTGGGATAAAGACGCCGTCATCTCCCTCTTCCGTCAGCTTTAGCATAACACCGTTTGCAAATGCCTCCGCTTCTGCGTTATCTACCGTGCGCCCGTTGGCTCTTGCATCAACTTTGTAGTATTCGATCATCTTGGTCAGAAACTCTGTGCGACGCTTGGCAATCTTCTTGCCATCCCAGACTTGTGGGACGTAGTTGGGGCCACGATCACCGACATGGAAACCAAGAGAGTTTAGCTTTGATCTTTCTTGAGAAAAAGTTTCTCTAATTTGCAGATAAATTGCTCTTTCAGCAGTTGAAAGAGAGCTTTCCTGACGACTGCCTTTGCCTCGACGAAGTGCTTTGACAATACGTCTGTGAGACGCGGGCTGCTTCTGTCCTACGCCAGCGGTGGATGCCCTGAAGTGTCCGCGAAGCAAACCGTCTGCGTCTGGCAACTCATCGAGGGCGTTCATAATTGGCATGAACTTGCCTGCAAACCGCTGGTTCAGGTCTGGGAAATGGTTTTTGTAGAAGTTCGCAAGATATGTCGCGCCCATCGACTTCATACGCTCTGACTGTGACTGTAAGTATGTGAAGTAGCTGCGCTTGCGGACTGCTTGTTCTTCGCCAGCATTTAGGTTGCGGCCCTTAACCATGCTCATCAGTGCGCCAGTCAGTGTACCGTTCGTGCCTTGCTGCTCAAGAACTTCGCCAAGCTGGCCAGCAGAGACGTCGTCTACTTTGTTGATCTGGTTGTTGATGATGAGGTCTACGAGATCACCAACTGTGCCTTTGGGTATTGACCCCGCCTCTGTCTGATACATACGCAGGTCACTGGCATTGAACTCTTCAGCGTCAATGTGCTTGGCCTGCTCTGCATCAAAGAGAACCATTGTTTTGTGGGTGACTTCATCTGCCCCAAGTCTTTCATCCTGTGATGCCTCCGTAAGACGATCCATAGTTAGGGTGTTGCGATGGTCGGTAATCATGCCATCGTGGCCCATGTCCTTGAGCATCTGGTTTAGGGCGACCCTTGGATTGCCAGACCTAGACTGGTCAATGCCTTCAGCAAAAATGCGGTATAGAATGTCGCCACTTACTGCGCCACTTGATAACTCATCCTCAATGTATCGAAGAGCCTCGTAGCCGACATCTTCATTCTTGAGCAGCTCGTCCATGAACTTCTGAACGAACGGGTCTTCAAGCTCATAATTTTTTGTATTGCTAAAGTCTACTGGGTTCTTGAGAGATATAACCATAGGCATGACTTCTGGGTCTGTGACAACCCCAGCATCTTCCAAGTCTTTAACTAACTGTCTTTCAACTTTAATGCTTTCCTTCAACTCCTCTTCAAGCAACTGCGTTTCAGCATACTCGTCACCATAGATTAAGAATTTTTCTTCATACTCGCGTCTTTGCATTTGAATTGATCTTCGAGTATGGAAAAGAGCGTCTACGTCATTTTGTACAAAATATTCGTCGTCGCTGCTCAGACCCAATTCTTCAACTTGCTTCATCATCGCGGCTGGCGTGGCTTTCTCCGCATAGACGTTTGACGCAACATGCGGATTGGCAGTCAGATAATAGCCAGGGCCGTACTGGCCGTCTTCCGAACGCTTGAAAATTACGCCTGGATTGTTTGCTTTGCGTAGTGCTTTGCCATTTGGTGTGCCGTGGAAGAAAATCACAGGCATGTCTGCGACTAGATCATACCCAACGCCGCCTTTTGCGTAGGTGTCAAGACGTGAACGCTTGGCCTTGTCCATCGTGGATAGCGTGTCATGCGCGTAGTCTGCGGCATAGGATGTGTGAACGAGGTACTCACCTTCCAATGCGCCGTACATAGGACGGTTGCCTCCGGCAAACATGTCGCCATAGTAATCTAGGTGTGGATACTTTTCTTTGAGGTCTGGGCGGCCAACGTGGCCGTTTAAGACGTAGGCTGTGTATTCAGCCATCCTGTCCATAGCACGTTGAACGTCGCTGATCTGGGAAGCAGTAACAGTGCCAGAAACACGCGCTGTAATTGCGTCGTTTCGCATCGTTCCCTTCATAAAGTCTGAGGTCAGTTCAGAGAACATCGAGATAGCCAGATACTCGTCACGAATTGAGTCTTCGATGCCGTCTGGCACAGGGTACTTGTCTTCAACCATGCGTCTGATGCTTGGGTCTGTTTGTTGAAAAAGCTCAACAAGTGCATCACGTTCGTTCTTTGGTATAGATGTGCGACCAATCATTTGCATGAGGTCTATGACCCGCGTTTCAGGATTGGCCTGTCCTCTTGTTACCGTTGATGCAATCCGCCGCACAGTACCTTGCAGTTCACGAAACTCTGGATTGGCAGTATTCACGAAGATCGAAGTACCGCTTCGCTCTGGGCTAAATCCAACAAGGCGTTGTACTTCCGACACAAGAGTGTCGTTGCCATCTTCCATCGTGCCTTTGTGTGTGCGGTTCATTAGATTGAGCAGACGGTATGTGATTGTCCGCGCAGCCACCTGAACCTCCGGCTCACGGTGCGTCATGCGTCCGAGTATCTCACGCACAGACGGTCTTGCAGACGCAGGGATACCATCGCTTGCAGACACGCCCGTCGAGTCGAGCTTCTCTCTAATGATGCCAGCCCTGATCTGCTGGAACGTAGGCTTGATGAGCGCATTGCCTTCACGCTTGGACTTGCGACTTGCGATCCGACGCTGGGTTTCATAGGCCAGCATCTTGACGGCTTTCGCATCGCCAGTGTGGATAGCATCGAGAAGAGCTTGGTTCAGTTCCAGCTTGCCCATCTTGTGGACTGCCTGAGTGACTGGCACAGGCTTTGCGGGAAGCGGCTTTGCCTTTATCTTTCGCGTGATTTCCAGAGCGACTTGATCTCCGTAATCAGTTCCTTTGTGCTTTTGATATAGCTTTCGGAGATTAGTAAGAGGCTGAGAGCGCACTTCTGGAGCAGTTGATACGTCGACTGTAGGACGCGACGCGGCATCTGCCCTAGCTCGCTTACCTTTGGGTGTTTTGGCATCTGCCGTAGCTTGTGCATCAGTTCTTTCATCACGTTTACCTATTGCAGCCTTCGCCTGCGCTTTGCCTTTACTTGGGTTGACGTTGCCTTTTCCATCGCGTGGAGGCCGAGACCCACCCTTTACTGAGTTCGGTACACGGCCAGCAGCCACATCGGGTGTGCCTTCTATTTCTTGGTAGCGTCCGTTTAAGACAAGGTCTGCAATGTCAAAAGAGCGTTGTAGACTTGTGGCTTCCCAATCTGTGATGCCGCCATAATACCCATCTCGTGGCTCAAACCTGCCGTTGTAACCGTTGTAGTAAAAGTCTGTGAGGTCGTCGGCTACCTGCTGGGGGTCTGCGCGAAGCGACAGACCTTCGTACATGGCAGGATTGAACGGGTCTTTACTCTTATCGTCGAACACAACCTTGCCGTTTATCAATTCGTCTATGTCACGGATGCGGTTTTTGAGAATTGTTTTAGCCCCTCTCGCACGTCTGTTCCTTTGAAGAGCGTATAACGGGCCAGTAGCGAACTCTCCATCGTTCTTTGCTATGCTTAGAAGCAATGTTCTGTAGGCTTCAGCAGCAGATATAATGCCGTCTGCGCTGTCTCTTTGAATTGCGTCTTCTAGGTTTTCTTTTGAAATTTGGAGCTGAACAAAATTAGATTGAAGTACCTTACCTTCCTTCGTCTGTGGGTTGGCATGAACGCCAAGGCCAAAGACTTTCTCTTCTTCCGGCGGCAGTATCTTTGCGAACAGCGGCTCAAGGTCTGGGTCAATGCGCTTCTTGTCGTAGTACCTGTCAAAGACAGCCTTGATGTAGCGGGCAAAACGCTTCCACATCGCCTCGTCTTTGACCATGAGATCGCCGCGCTGTGATGCCCACATGTCGAATTGCTGGGCAAAAAATTCTTGCGGGCTTTGCATGTCATTCATCGTGACAGCTTGTAGTCGAGCACCTGTTGCTGGGTCTACTGCGTTAGGGTCTG